AAAGTTTTTCTTTGCGCTCTTGTGAACCTATTTGCCTTTGCATTCTCCGTTCACCTGTTTTCAGATCGCAATCTCCGTTTAATCGTTTAATTACGTGTTTAATTTACTTATTTTATTTTATTTTATAAAAATAAAACAAAAACAAAAATATTTTCTTTACTTTTTCAACACTTCTGCTGTCATCATGGTTCGATCCAGAACCGTTAGGGCTTATGCCCCTGCTGCTGTCACTGCTGGTGGCGACCCCCAATGGAGGGTCGTCTCCCGCCCTGCTGCACGGAAGACCGTGCATGTTTCCGGCATTGCCGGATGGTACTACGTGGTTCTCGCCACGCTGCTTCGTGGGATTCGTAAAGAATCCCACTACAAGGTCGTCGAAGGCCTTGACTCTGATGGTGAGTTTACCATCAACACCGCTGCTGCCGCTGAACAACGCGGCYACTACGACACCCTCCGCAAGGAGGAGAAAACCGAGCGCCGTCGCGCTGCTGCCCAGAGGGACTGGTTCAACGTCCCTAATGCTGTGGAGTCATTCTTTGACTCCAAACTTTACCACAAGCTCATGCGTGCGGCTGGGCTTGCTGACATGGTGGGTGCCTGGAAGGCTTTCCGGAGCACCCCTGAAGTGGCCCAACTGGTGAAAACCAGGAAAGCCGCCATGTCCACCGCCGCAGCTGCCGAGAAGGCCGACCGTTTGGCCTACAAAAAGAGGGTCCTTGCCTGTCTTGGCAAGGATGGAAAGAAGAAGGCCAAGAATTTTATTCTTGGAGATGACAAGACCCAGGAGACCTCTGAGTGGTTCTCCTCCCTTTGCTCCACCACCCGTATCGTCCTGGCTGCCTACTGGCCGGCCAAGGTTGTCAAGGCCCGCGCCYACAAGCGCGCCGCCACTGCTGCTGCTGCCGCCAAAGTCGCCGCTTTTGAAAAGAAGTGGGGAACCGGCGAAGAAGGACGGGCCAAGCAAGCGATTGCGAAGGCTCGTTACGAGTATTTCCAGACCGCCGAAGGGCTTGAAGAGCTCTTCGTCCGTGACCAACGCCGCCAAGCCGCTGAAGAGCGGAAAGAGAAGTTTGTCGCCAAGTACGGCGAAGGGGAGGAAGGCAAGGCGAAGCACGCCGAAGCCAAGGCTGCCTGGGAAACCAGGACTAAGAGGAGGGAGGCCATTTCTGCCTCCATTAAAGACGGAACTGCCCGTACGGTCATTAGGCCTGACGGGAAGAAGAAAATTGTTTTCGCCCCTTCTTTTGGTGCTGCCGCTTTGGCAAAGCCGGTCCCAGTCAAGGGACCTGCTGCTGCTAAGTTGGCGGTGCCGGCTGGTGCCTGTGCCCCCTTGCCCCCCAAACCGATCACCACCACCACCCCAGAGACTGTTGGTTTCTGGGGGGACTTCAAGCCCCTCCCTACAGTCGCCCCTGCTGAAGTTGCTCTCTCTGAGCAACAAAAAGAGCTCCTGCCATTAGGCAAGGAGCTTTTCGAAGGCAAAATCACCACTGATGAGGTGGTTGAAAAGGCCATCTCTACCGGCCTCTGCAAGAGAGGAGAAGCCTCTAACAAATTGGAGGAAAACCTCGTGATTGTGAGAAACTACTATGCCAAATCTGTGGTTAAAGTTGAGCCAGCCCTCTCTTGGGCTGAAAAACGTGAAAAGGTCCTCAAAGATCAGGAGGAAAGGAATGCCGCTGCCATTGCTGAGGCTGAAGCTCGGAAGGTTGTTAGGTCTGATGGCTCAACTCCTGAAGGCTTTGAGGCCAAGGAAGGAGAAAGGCATGAACATGTTTGTGTTGCTTGCAACACCACATATGTGCATTATCATCAGCACAAAGGTAAGCATGCTCAGAGAGACAAGCAGTGCCCTAATAGGCGATGCATTTCTTTCCACGGCGGGAAGAACCCGACCAACTCACAGACTTTGAAATCTGATAAGAAATTCGAACAAACCAAGAGAGAAATCATTGCCTCTTGGAAGCTAAGACCATTCAAGGAGTGTGTTAAGATTGTTGCTGATCTTCCTTCTGAGGACGAGGTGCCTTTAGCACTTAACATTCTTTCTGATCTTGTCTACTCACAATTAGTGAAGTTTGACAAGTTTAGTTTGAACGTTTCTTTAGAGGGAATTGCCAGCAACAATCTTTTCACTAAAAGATTTGACAATTGGCTAAACAAAAAGGTCTATTGGCTGGGCCTGAATTCTGGGCTGATGCCTGACTCAGGAAAACTTTGGGATTGTTACTCCAAAGAAGGATGCCGTAAGGTGATGAAGTGCAACTTTTGCCACCTCCCTTACGCTTGCTATCTTTCTGAAGAGGGAGATTGTCCTTACAAGACATGCAAAAGGCATGTCGAAGGCTCTGAAGTCGTAGCCCTCAAGAAAGTTGTTGAAAAGCGCTGTAGGTGTGGCAAGAAGATCGATTCTGCCTTGACTACATGTCTTGGCTGCTGGAAGACTTCTGCCCCAACTTCTCGTTCGAGAGGAGTACCTGCCTTCTTTAGACAACAAAGTGCTATTGCCATTAAGGCACATAACACTCCAAATAAGGGATGGGAAGACACTTATGGTGAAGTATCTTGGACTACAAATGGCAAAGCCAATTTCTTAGGGCTAACGAGGGCAATTCACACCTGCAGGAGTGAAATTGACTCCTCCTGGATGAAGGTGGGGCATGATCTGGCAACTAAAGTCAGCCTCCCAAAGATTGACTTGAACCACTATGTGTATGTCCCATTAAGCGGGAGCACCTGTGGTAGGTTTGCTATTAGCTCAACTATCTCCAGTGGGGGAAGAAAGTATCCTGCATTCTTCTGTGAATCAGAACTTGTGTCAGGGACACCCATTATGCAAAATGGGCAGGTTGTGTCTGTTGTGACCACCTCCGATGCTAGGGGCCTTTATACGATCATGTGTGAAATCCCTGAGAGGGATTTGCCACAAGGAATCCCTGAGAAGATCTGGTTCTCTCCAGAACTAGCAGAGCCTGTTGTATATAAGGCGACAAGAGATCTCTGGATGAACGAGGAGGAAGAGGTATACCATCCAAGGCCAATTTCAGAATGCACTGCTAATATTAGAGTGTCAACGACAATGAGGAGGTTGGCGGTGAAACAGCACAACTCTCAAGAACCATTTGATGGAAGGGCACATAGAATCTCATGGTACGCTGGTCAAAATAGTAACATCATGGACGATTTTAGATGCATACACACTGAAGAAGGTGCCATAGCTTCAAGGAGATGGCATAGGAGTGGCTGTGACATATTATCTAGGGAAGAGATGCCACATCTCGACTTAGAAGACTTCATTGAAGTTGCGGTCGCATCTAACCAATTAATGAGGTTTAAGATCACCGGAACAGTTGTTGTCCCTAATGTTGAACATGGTGTGCTCTACTTAAATGAGTACCACTCATTCACCCATGTGGGGGATGATTTAGTGAGTGGAACACCAATCTTCCAAGATGGCAGAGTGGTATCCCTCGTGACCAACTCGGTGAATGGCCTAGAATACGCAATAATGACCAACTCCCCAATAAATAGTAAACAATTTGGGGTGGGGAAACTCGATCTGTACGATGGATTTATAGTGTATGAATTGCCGCTTGAGAGAGTTTTGTCGGTACAAGAACTCTCCGTCTTTCATAGAGTGACAGATGAGGTCCCGTATGAGTCGTTCATTTGTGATACCCTTCATGGAATGATGCTGACAAGATTTGGAAGATCTGGGCTTGCGATAGCACAAGATCAACTTGTTCCTAGCGACCAATGGGCAGACCAAAAGCACTCTACGAAGAAGAAGAAGAATGTTCTCAGGACCGTTTTCRTATCGGCATTATTAGCCTTTTCTGGAAATGCAGTACTGGCCAGTCCTGCCGGGCAACCATCAAGGGCGCCTGTTATGGCACCAAGAGCCCCAAGACAAACTGGAGGACCTGGAGCTGGACCTGTATACAATGCTGTTATGAATCAGGCCCCAGCACCAGCACCATCAGTGGTGACAACAAATGGAGCTATAGACTATGATCAATATACAGCCGATAACAGGGTTGAGTGGAAAGGAGACAATGTCGCCATACAAACTTCAATAGCTGAGATCAAACACCTCATGAATGAGTATAAGAAGGCCGACATAGAGTTTGCAAAAACATATGTTGAAATTCTCTCAGGAAAACAAGCATCGACACCAGTAAGGTTCCAATATCACTGCAACTCCAGAATCAATGATAAGATTCAATCTTTCATGAGTGAAGAGGAACTGAAAGAGTTGAACCAAGACATCGGGCAAGACAAGATCGGAAGCCTTCTCGTTAGCCTCAAAACTGACGAAGCAATGCTTAAGGGTCTTGAGTTAGATTGCGAGTTTCTACGTGAAATGCAAACTATCTGGGGCTACGGCTTCTGGGAAGAGTGCAAGAAACGCATGATCACTATTGCTAGTAAGAAGACGAAGCTTGAAGAAATGGTCAAATTGGCTGTTGAGAAACAGGAAGTGGCTAATAAGCTCATTCCGATCCTAAAGAACGAGATCGAAAACCTAAAAATTGAGATCTCTGTGCTAACGAAGTTCATCAGAGAAGGTGAAGAGAAGAACATCCCATTATTTATTCTCATGGGATTGAACAAGGGTGCCATTCCGACCGCCAACTACAACCACTACCTCGACGGTGGAAGCGGCATTCAGGAGGCCTTGGAAACCGCCCAAAGAAATATTAACTCAGTGAGGGCCATCAATGGCGCCCTGAAGAAGTTTATGTCAGCAGGAAGAGTTGAGATCGATGAGAGGGCCAAGAGTCTGTGGTCTATCTTAACTGCTGAACCTGGCACAATTCAGGTCTACGACGGTGAAACCGCCTTTATGGTGACAAAGACGAAGCCAGACGGAACAGAAGAGATCTGCTACAAGACTCGAAGTGAGGAAGCTTGCTTTAGGGAACACGGAGCCATTTATGACGACGATCAGACTGTGACAGGTAAGCTTGAACAGGCAATTGCTAGGTTTGCGCCTATTGCAGTAGTTAGACAAGAACCCAAACCCGCCGAACCAAGCAATAGAAACAAGAGAGCCACAGAGCAAGAAGTCTCCAAACCTTATGTACCTGAATTTAGGGTGAACTGGGTTAAAGTGGCCACTGAAATAATTAACATTTTGGTGTCTGCTGGCGTCTACGAGTTCGCCGGAGCTGGAGCTGGGGTTTCATTCCTGGCTCTTGCAACAGCAGTAATCATAGAAGCCTGTGACCCAGACTTACTCGTTGTTCAAGCATCTAAAGGTAAAGATTCATTGTTCCACGCATGGGGCTCATTGTCTGTTGGACAATGCGTCCAGTTCGGTGAGAGAGTTGTCGAAATCAAGAACATCAGAGTATGGGAGAAAGTTGCTTTCGAATTCACAGCAACAAAAGGAATAAAGACCAGAGTGATCACAGAATACGGTTGCCCATTTGGAACTGCAGAAACAGTGTGTGAGAAAGATCTTGCATGCCCACTTCAGAATGAACGCGGCAAGAAATACTGTACCAATCACTTCAATGGAGCTTTTTACAAGACGGATTGCGCCTTCCCTGGTGACTTGTACTATAACGTGCTGCTTTGCAGTAAACCGGAAGGCACGAGGCTTAGTGTTAATAGGCTGACTGGTCAACCAATGATCAAAGTAGAATATGACCTTGTTGAAGGGGCATCTAGATCAACGCACACCTTCATTCAAGGTGAAACAATATCGACAGGAAATGATTTCAGTATTTTAAACGCTGAAAGATCAAAGAGTTTTGAGTTCGACTATTTCTTCAAAGACATGGAAAGTGAACATATGTACTGGGCTAAGAAAGGAGTCTCAATAGCAGAATTTTGCCGTGTTGATGCCATTGGTGGTAACGCAGTTATCCTCAACCCCGAGTGCATCAGGGCTAGAGTAGTCCAGCTCGGGCCGAACATTGAAGCACAGCTTAAGAACACCAGGTTTGAAGAAGGCTTAGCAAATGGAATGATCCAAGCCTTTGGGAAACACCAATTCTACTTGTCACAGGAAAATCAATTAGGATACGACTTATCTTGGTTCTCAGGGCATTTCGTTATGGTTGATAAGCCGTTGGTAGATCACACTCCGTTGTGTGACAACAAGGTCGCACCCAAAGTCAAAGTGTCGAAGAAAGGTGGCAAGTATAAGGTTAATCTCGTTGAGATTGACCTAGAAGAAACCAATTGCAAGATCACCGTGCAGTTTGAGAAGTGTGTCGTGATTGGAAGCCAACATTTTAAGGTTGAACAACATAAGGCCGTATTCAATGTTATTTGCAAATATTGGCACAAAGACAATCTCATTGTGAGAGGACAACAAGAACAGAAGGTGCCGGTTGACGGCATGGACGTGGAATACAAACATTTCTTCCATCAACTTGAAGACACAATAATAAGGGTCTCATACAACTCGAGCGTGCTGAATGCCGTGACAGCCTTCTACAGAGCAATTCCGGAAAGTGTCAAGAACTATATGGAAGGAATCTGGAAATTTGTATACCTTGCAGGAGTCGTGGTTTGTGGAGCCATTGGAACAATAGTTGGTTTGCAACTTATGGTTAGGAACCAAGGAATCGGTTCCATGTTCTTAATCGTTGTTGCGACCATGGTTGGATTCTTAGTGCTGAAAGCTGATGCATGCGACGTTGAGCGCGTAGGGGAACCACTTCCTTGCTCTCTTATTGATGCATGCCAATTCTTCGCAAATCACGTCATGAATTCCACGACAACTGATTGTGTTGCTTTTGCCGATGATTATTGCCAACACGGTGCCCACTTCGGGTACAATGTAGTCCAATATTCAGAGGCATGTCACGCAACCTCATCAGCACACCTTGGGGCCAAACCAGCGCTTGCAATAGTGGCCTTAGGGTTTCTTGGGTCAAAGATAGGAGGTGTTATAAGAATTGCATCTTACTCTGCATCATTTTTTATCGCGATGCAAAACATCTTTGAAATTGTCTGCATTATGAGGGCGTGGAGGAGAGCAGCAATCTCCTTGTTCAACTACTTCAGGAGTGATTACGCAACAGTGTGCATTGTAAGTGACCTTCTAATCTCAATTTCTTTGTGGATGATGTTATTCCCCGTTATGGGTTGGATGGCCTTTGCCTTGGTATACATGGCAAAAAGACCACTCATATTTGAGATCATGAGAAAGAGTGCATTTGAAGGCAGAAGAGTTGCACAAGCGGACGGACACTGGTGGGTATCTGCTTTACTTGCAGAGGCATGGCCGAAGAAGATCAATGCTAGAATCGAAGAGATGCGGCCAATAGTTAGGACAAACGATGTCACTGCGAGTGATGAAACAGCTTTCCATTGTGACCTTTACAATGTAGAAGAACATGCAAACGAGAAGGTTGACATGGGGATGATGATGGAAGGATACCGGAAGGCTATTGTCCGAATGGCACCTGACGAGATTAGTTTGAATAACCAATTTAGGGCATTTGGAAAGAGTGTTTGTTATTTCCACATTATCGATCATGTGATGGTTGCTCCCTCGCACGCCCTTAAATCGACAAAGGGGTGGTCAGTGTACGACGACGTCGCAGTGTATCCTAAAGGTAGGAAAGACATTCTTGAGCGGTTTGCGACAAGCGCAGGGGATGACTGCAACATCGTCATTGAATTGAACAGTAAAACGGACAAAACACCGAAAATAAGAGTTGTGGATGGACAATGCATCAGGATTGACAGAAATTGGAGGAAAGGTGACTCGGGAATGGTCTTCTTCACACAGGAAGGCAAAATGTGGATGCATCGTGGAGTTCGTAAGGGCTGCAATGATATAAGCGTTAACTGCTTGGTCAAAACCTGCCCAAAGGAACTCTTGATTTGCCACTCTGGTAATGAGGGCGAGAGTAGTTCCCCAAAAGAGGAAGGTCTGTCGAAATCGATAGCTTTGTTGAAGGGCAAGGCTGTTGGGAAGAAGTGGGTAGCTAAAGGGACCCAAAAGCCAGAGAGTAATAATGGCCTCACTTTGCTCAAAGGGTCAACACCTGAGTTGGAAAAATATCGAGGCAACGTTAATGCAGTAATAGCTGAAGAGAGATACGATCGGCTAGTCACAAGAGTTGACAAGCAAGGTCGAACCATACATATCCATCATGGGGTTGCAACAGGGAAATTAGATCCAGAGATATATAAGAAAGTCGAAGCTCCTGTTGTGCTAAAGAAACCATTATTCACTCGCGGTAATCTCCGTGCCCTTGAGTACGCAAGACATCAAGAAGAGAAGCATGCCAAACAACACTTGGTGGAGTGGAGACTCGAGAGAGCCATAAGGCAAGCTTGCCCAGAGTTTGAGTTCATCTTTTGGGATAGCAAGATGAGCCAGGAGCAATATGACTCAATTAGCAATAAGGGTGAAAGAGTGCTACCCGCTACCTTTGAAAACTTCTTCATGAAGTCAATGCAAAGGTTAACCAACACACAACAAGAAGTGGTAGCTGAGGCTATCACAAAATTCATTTTTAACCGAGAAGACACGAGAGGCTTCGGAAGAGTTTCTGCTAATGATTATGCAAAAATGGCGGCAGTAAACAATGTGCTCAGCACAAACAAAGTCACAAAGTTGTCACTGTCAGGTGAGTCAACCATCAAGGCCATAGAAGTCTCCACTGAGTTTGGGAAAGTAAATATTCTCAAGAAAGCAGGGACTCCTGCTCCTTCGAGGCCATCCTCTGTATCTGGTTCGACTGGTGGCTCAAGGAGTGGGTCACCGCTTAAAAAGAAGCCCGAAGCTCTTGCTGCCAAGGGCAAAGTGACCACGAAGGAAGTTGAGAAGGCTGCCATGGGTATCCAGGGACAGTTTGAAGTCTTTGATGAGATGGATGTTAGGGTGTGCTTGGCATTTAAAGTGGGGACCAAAATTGCTGTACCAGCTCATGGTTGTATTGTCAACACCAACGGCTGGTATGCCAAAAATGATCTCCTTGTCAATGACAAAAGCCTTTTCACTGACTTCATAAGTGTCAGTGAGTTCGAAGGAATGAAAGAAGAAGATTTCTTTATGGAGACGAAAGATCATAATGATCTAGGCCTAAGACTTGGCCCTGGAGGACTCATTACGAAGGGAGTGACCATTAAAGGGACGTCGGGTTCTGTTCTAGAAATTGAATCGGACGAAGGGCCTGTGTATCTAATGTATGTCGGAGACAGAGAGACGGTTGGTCTCAACGCCCTAGACAAGGAATTTGAATTTTATCTCGTGGCTAGAGATATAATTTTAAAGCAAATAGTTGAAGGTGATGAGATCGAAATTGAAGGGTTGCACTGCCCTCATCCCAAGGATATTGATGAGTTTGGGTTAGACCTTGGGTTTGGTGAGGAAGAACATAAGAGATGGTTCGTGTCTGAACGAAGAAAAGCTCTTTATGCTGAAGAAGGTGAAGACCTCGAGGCGTATGAAATCCGAGAGGAAATTGAAGACGATCAAGAAGAAAGGCCTCAAAGCCCTGAATCAGCTGAGGAAATCAATGAAGACAACGGAATAATCCCACATGGGACTAAATTTGATTTTAATCTTTTTAAAGAAGAAGCGCTGAAAGAAGCTCGAATAACAGCTGATTCAGTTGCTGCTGATTTGTCGTTGCAGTTTGAAGATAACCTTGAGGAGGTACATGTTAAACAATTGACTCATTATTACCAGGAGCATTGTATTAAGGTTCTCCAGAAGGCACATCCCAACAAAGAGATAATCGACAAATTGACTGTAATTGGACTGTTGCTGCCTGAAGAGTTTGTCAATTGGACGAAGTTTGCCAGCTATCTGAGAGGTAAGGGCAAACTTGAGTTCCTTAAAGAATTAAACGCACCGAAGGTGTTTTGTAAGCAACACGACAACTGTGGTAGATTTGTCAAGAACATACGTGGAAACAATGGGAAAGGTTGCTTAGGAAAAATAATACATGGCCTCCCAGTGCCTCAATATGTTAGAGAGGAGGAAAACGAAGCCAAACAAATACTACTTTGGCTCCTTGACCCAGAATTTGAGCAAAGTCCTTGGGACGCAGACCAACTAGACTCAAGGCTGAGGAACATTCTAGAGAATTTTTCCACCCCAGAATTTATCAGGTTATTCACATGGGTGGACCTGCCCCAGGAAGTGGTTAAGACAAGTGCACCAATCAACGTTAGTGGGTCGCTGCTAATGACCCCAGACACAATAAAGTACGTTGACAGGATACGCCAAGAAATCAAAACAACCTCAAGGGTGGTCTTTGACATCAAGTACTACACTGTGAAGAAGAGAGCTTCGACAAAAGAGATTATAGACCGTGACGCTTCATGGATTAACAATGCGGGCGTTCTATACGCTATGAGATTTGCCGCGGGAACGACTGGCTGGGCTTTCATAGACAGGAAAATTGGGTATAGTTCTTACCATGTAACAAGAGGTAGGAAGATAGAATTAACCGTTACAACAAACCCAATGGGCACCCAGCTCGTTAGAGATTACGTTGAAGGAGTTCCGACGAGTACAATAACCTTGGAAAACACCGAAAGGCAAGAAACGTTCAGAGGAGACCTGTGTGTCTATGGAATGCCTGGACAAAATGTTGAGATGAAGAAACCAGTCGTTGGGCAGGTGTACAATCTTGTTAACTTTGAGAAGAGGACAAGGGCTACCCTGCTCTGCACTGGTGCAGCATTGACGACAATGGAAGAAAAGACAGGCGAGTCTAAGATGGTTGACCACTTTGCCTTTATTGATGTCTCTCGAGATGGACAGGTTATTCCTGTCCCTTTCGTTGATAGGACCAAAGGTTATAGTGGACTCCCAATCTTAGATGAGTTTGGACACCCGGTGGGAATCTTCGGATTCCTCAGGACAATGAGGGCCAAGACGGAAAATGGCGTTATCGATAGACCAGAGAGCGCTCGACCGAGCGTGCAAGTTGGGCAGTTTGATATAACAACGAAAGCTGTCGACGTATTACAAGCTGTCAGAGGAGCTGGTGCGAATGGTAAATGGCTCAGACTGGGGGCTCCAACAGCTTCTGGGAAAAGCACAAAGCTCGTGAAGGAGATTGGAAGAATAATGTATCAAAAGGCTCGCAGGCCTATTCATATTGCCGTGCTTGAACCTAGGGTGTTTGTTGTGAATAACTTATGGCAAGGGCAAAGCATGATGACTAATGCTGATGCAAAAGACTGTACATTCTTTAATATCGTGCGTAAACACGGGCGATTGTATGAAAACGACAAAACACAGTCGCACAAGGACCCAAGCCAGGCCAAGGTCACAATAACATACATGACTTATGGTTCAATGGTGGCCAGTTTGGGAAAAGAACTCAGATGGGATTTAGTTATCCTTGACGAGTTCCATAGTCGGAGCGACAGTGATGTGTTGGCAGTCGATGCTGCATTGCAAGTRTTGGGACACTACAACGGGGTCATGGCGATGACCGCAACTTTCTGGGCACCAGACCCAACAATGAACAGATTTGTTGATTACTCGATCGGAACAGCGAAGAAATTTCCTATTGAGCGGAAAGTGATCAAGAAATTTGACTCAGTTGCTGAGGGAGAAGAAGGGCTGTACTTTAAGATCAGAGGCCCTGATGGCACATTCTATGCCCTACCAAGGGAGAGTTGCAATGCAGGAGGGAAAACCATTGTTTTCTTGGATAGTAAAAACAACTGTGCGAAAGGTATGAAAGAACTCTTAGCTACAGGGCCAGGAGTGAACGTTATGACTCTGACAAGTGAAAACAGAGATGTTGAGATCCCTGACGGCCAAGTGGTGATTTTCGCTACGAATGTCGCTGAGAGCGGAGTTACGATTGTTAATTGTGATAACGTGATCAGTTTCGGAGTGCAAATTGAGCCACAGGCAGGGTTCGATGTGAATCTAGGAGAAGATGGGACCTTCGATTCCTACCACTCACTTGTGCAAACAAAAATAACAACTTGTGCAGAAACCCAGCAAATGGGAAGAACTGGAAGAACATGTCCAGGAACATTTTGGACGACAATAACAACACCTCTTCCTGAGATGACTGATTTCCCCCGGCATGCTATGTCCGGGGCGTACTTAACATTGATGCGAAATGATGAGGTCATGGAAATGGCTGAAGTTAGACAACGTGGTGGGCAGTGGGAAGATTTATTACACACGTTGAGGAATTTGCATCCAAAGTTTTTACCAGCCAGCCTCAATTTCAGGGCTGTCAAAGGGGAGTATCCCAGTATTACTGAGCTGAAGGGCTTTAGAGAGCTCCACATTCGTGAAGGGGCGCAAGAGGACATCTTTTGGCGGAAACTAGAGGTTGTTCAGTGTATCCAATACATTGACCCAATCACCTTCTACTTGCTACCTAATTTCCCGAGAAGTTGGGTAGAAAATGGAAGAGTTGAGAGGCTGTGTGGAGGAGATCCAAACAATCTAGAAAAAACAAGGAAAGCTAAAGAACTAGTGCAAAGCATCACTATTGATGATGTGACTTGGAAAAACTACCTCAAAGCAATGAGCTGCTCCATAAGCAACAACATAATGGAGAGGATGGTTTCTCCACAATGGAACGACTCTGATGATGAGGTTAGAAAAGCATACAGGGATGAAACCTTCATTGGGATCAAACAACATTCAGGAATCCCCGAAGTCTACTGGGGAGGAGCTGGCGCTGCTGTAGCAGTAGCTGCCGCTGGGCTAATTTTTGGGCAGTTTTATACTGTCATGTATGGAAAGAAAGTTCCAGTGGAAATTTACATGATCCAGAAGCAGAACATTGATGAAATCATGCGATGCTACGAGTACCTTACTCTGGAGAAATTAACAGAAACCAACAAGACCTCAGTTACGTACTGGGCGGAACATTGTTATAACATTGTGACTGGAGGATTGAATGTCGTTGTACAAACGCTAGAAGACTCAAATCCATTTAAAAGATGGTACAACGACAACTTTGTGAAAGCAAAAACCCACTCAGGACAGAATGACGTGTGGGAAATGGTATTAGAAAAGATACAACAAGCTTGGAGATTCTTCCAAGACAATCTGCCGGCTGGACGTGATGCTCTGATCACTTCGTGGTTTGGAGCCGGAGCGATAACAGGCATGGGGTCATTTTATGACTACTTTTGCAGCGAACTTACCCCCTTTGGTGCATTCGTCGTGATGACGGGCTTGGGAGCGATTGCCATGGCAATTTGCTCCATTCCACAATTCATCGGCGCGTGCGTCATTGGAGGTATGGGCTATTTAGTGACACATTGGCTAGGAGGACCTAGCAAAAATACCAACAAATTCTTGGCCCTTGAGCTTGAGAAACAAAGAAAGAACAGACTTTTCCAAATGGAATCGGGAGCGGTAATCGGAGGCTTGGTAACCAAGTTTTTGCTGCCCCTGATGAACGGTGGGAACGCGCAAACAGCCCAACAGTTTGTATCGAATCTTGGCGCATCACTGGCCTCGAATTATGGAGGAGCGGCCGTCGGAGTGGCTGTGACCGCAACTGCATCCAAGACCGCAGTAGACAGGATTGGGGGTCTATTCGAGCAATCAAATACTTCCAAGACCTATGATATGTATATTCAAATGCGGCTTTTGTGGGCAGGCAAGGTAGAGATCTATTCAGTGGAAGGGGTAGCTTCCCTTCTAAGCATGTTCCAAGGAATCTCATGCCTGTGGACCTTTGATATCTCGTCTCTCTTGACGCTAGGGATTGCGGCAGGAGTTGATTGGATAGTTGAAAGTGGAATAACATCTATAACGGAGGCTAGCTACCAACGTTATGGACTATTGAAACCAGGAGACGCCGTTGGAAAGAGCCTCAGAATTCGCCCGATAGCCGAGAAATTGAGGAGAATTGAACATCTCAAAACTGTGCAGACTGCAATCCATTGTGCAATAGGTTCTGGCCTAAATCCATTCTGCATTATACCCTCGCTGATTATAGTAGCAGCGAAGAAATTGTACGAGGGTACGGAGAAAGTCACTGTGGACGAATTAATAACAGTCTACCAGAAGTCGGTGACAACAAACCCAGCTGTCTTGCTTTTGCAGATGATATACACGGTGTGGCAGCGGTTAAAGAGTGTTGGTGACGCAAACTTACACTCAGACGAGTCCAAGATTTCTTGGATGATGAAATTGAAAGACACCATATCGGAATGTGTCAGTGAGCTCTTTAGTAAGATCATAGAAGGAGCGAAAAGTAGTTCCAAGGCTTTACACGTTATCGGGCGAATTCTGAGGCAATTCTTCAAGATTGTGATAGCACTTACTGGCTGGATAATGCGAGGTATTTCTAGCAAAGTCCAGGAAGTGGTGAGGTCACTTGTCGACATGGCAGTTAATTCTGTTGTGGAACAATGCGTGCCAACCTTTTGGTTGAGATGGGTGTCGAGAACAAAGCCCGCCACAAGCAAAGAACCAGAGAAATTAGACGTATCTGTAGAGAGGTTCTTTAGACTGTATGGCATGGAACAGCTGTTGCGAGTAGTCCCTTCCATCATGGGAAACAAAATTGGGTGTGGGCCTCATGCGAGGTGCCCATGGGAGATAAAGAGTCTCTTTGACTTAAAAATGTGGAAAATGTTGCAGAGAGTTGAGTTCAACGAAGATCTTGGGGACATGACGACATTATTGAGATCCCTTCGGGTTGACAAACGCAATAAGAGTGGCTGGTATACAACTCTGGCTCCGCAAAGTGTTCTGAAGTATATGATAAGTGTAGTTGGTTTCTATGCTTCGACACATTCCCAGCTATTGGGCGAAGAACCGATACAAGATCAACTCATCGGTGACACAGTCCACTTCTCACAGTTTTGGACTGAAAGCTTTAGTGTCTCAGTTTTAAGAGCTCACAATTTGAGACAAGCTTTCGTATTGTTAGCAGTGGGCAGTAAAGGAATTGTACTATCCTGGAAATGGGAAGAACCCACAGTCCTAAGTGGGAAATTAGGAAGTTACATGGACGACTATGTGGAACACCAGAAGAACCTTCTTGAAGGAATAATTGACAGAGAGGGTTCCACATACGTGTCCCTAAAAGTGTTGAGTCCCAGATTTGGTCATCTTGAAGAAATTGAGTGGGACGATATGTTGCACGACGTTGCCTTTTCACAGGCGAACATTGTTAACCAGAAAGGCCTCTATTACGTGGCCACAAATGTTACACCCCTTGATGCAGAATTGCAGAAGAACAAGAAATATTCAAGGAGGTTTAAGTGCCTTATCAACCACTTTAAGTTGGAACAAAACTTCATTTTCAAGGCAGTAGAACAGAGTTGGGGCCTTAGAGCCGGAATCGAGGACGAATTCGAAACTCGAGAAGAGCATGTGAACGCCATCAAGTTTGATAAAGATGGAGTTGTTGTTTCGGTGGCTCAATTGAGCCATTGGGGCAGCAACTATGGATTGGGCGTATTTACATTACGCAACATGCACCTTGACTTTGGAAGGAGAGATTTAACGGCGTGGTGCCATTTGGTAACTGGGTTACCATCAGTATGTCGCTTGTCGGAGCAGTCGTCTGAATTCATCGTGTGCGACATATTTAAAAGGCTGAACAACAAGGAACAGCCAATGATTGAAGTGTTGGATTGGGGTTTCAAAATCCATTTTATAAAGAAAACCTCATGGACTAGGAATATGGTTCCCGGTAGGAACCTAAAATTATCTTCAATGGCAACAAATTCCCTTAGGAAAACAAGTGGGAATAAGAGCTGGATGAGAATGCTAGGCGCGACCAGAAACGCCGCAAATGTCATTGTTGACACGTCTAAATTTATGGTGGAGAGGTCTGACTACTTCACAGCAATATCAAGGATGCTTCATACCAGCAATGAGAAGAAGTTTAAGAAAGATGAAGAAATCCTTACGAGTGCCCAACTAATGGGACGAAAGTGTGTACTCCCGCACATGATCTGGGAGTGGCTGCAAGAAAATACGGGCGAGAAAGAGTGGTTGAGTTTGAATGAACTTTACGCACCCCCGTACCTAAATGGACCACCAACGAAAATGAGTCAAGTCTCATTTGAATTAGAACAGTTTCCCGGGATTAGGATGTACATGGCTTTGGGGGCTTTCTTCACGACGGAATTCTATCTACGTTGCGACATGGAAAATGTGAGGGTGTATATGTCACCTGGAATTGTGTTGAGTCCTACGGATGTCACAAACGTTATAACAAATGGAGCGTTTGACGGGCCTATGCCGACAGTTTGTCTTAATCTAGAGAGGAAATCTTGGGTTCAGTTATGTAGTCCCTATGGCGAGATAGTGAAGGCTTTAAGCTTAAACTTCAACCCATGGGTGGCAATTAGCACTGATCCGAGCATGGACTTGCAAAGTGACGAAACGAGACTTGAAGAAAACCCTGACTGGGTCTTCACAGCGATGAATTCCCCCGGAAGAACCGACGGTTTAGCACAAGCTGAGGCGCTTAGGGAGTCCCTTAACGGGTTCCTGAGTGACCTTGATGGTGTTGCCGAAGGCCTCTCTTGTGGGATTGAAGTTTCTGTTGAAGAACTCACGAAGGAGATTTATACGTGTGTAGAGCGAGAAATGAATGACGCAGGGAAACACACAAATGTGATCAACGAATGGCAGGGAGAGAAAACTGTCAGAGGTGGTACTGTACGGAAGTTCGGTATAAAGACGAGTGCTCACTTTGGAAACAGGGTGAGTATGGAGGTCATTAAAGATCCATATAGTATGGCTAAGGTGAAGTTACATGCACCAAGCAGGATCGATGAAGGAAGTCCTCGGGACAACAAATTCCTTGCTGATATGGCGAGAGACCAAGGCTGTGGAAAAGGCAAACAGGAAGAGATGAATGAATGCCTTGGAAAGACCAACCTTGATGTAAGAACAATCAAGGACAGCAAACTAGCCGTTAAGGTCGCTTTGGCAGATGATACGTTAACGCCAATTTACTTGGAGGAAAGTGCCAAAGCTAGAACAAAGAGCAGGGCTGAGTTTGCTATAGGAAATCTCAAGAGAGCCGCATTAGGCGTAAATGCAGTCATGAACGCAGCGAGATTGGGAACGAAAGCATCTGAGGCTGTGAAAGAATTTGTCAGACAAAAGAGCCACGGTAACAACAACGTGGTGGACAGTGGTGGAGATGCATCATCTGAGGCTAGTACAACATCAAACGGCAGCCTAGCCTCAACAAAAAGTTTCTTAAACAACTTCCGTTTTGGCGGGAATAAAGCGAAACTCCATGGGTCAAGGGATTGGGCGCAATGCATCATTGATGCGCTAAATCCTGAAACTTACAAAAGTTTCGAAATGAAAAGGCCACGACACGAAGTGGTCAACACACGATATATAGAAGCCCTTGAACGATATCAGAAGGGCAAGCAAGCAGAGGGAGAGGCAGCATCATCCTCAACCGTAATAGCAGAAGCAGCAATGCAGGCAAAACTCATTGAGAGAATTATTGAAAACCAGAGAGTACCTGCAAGTGAAGATGTTCAGAGAGGGTTTGTTGAGTCTGACTTTGTTGTTCACTTTTCAAGTGTCAGCAAGAGAGGGCTAGACAACCTCCCTGGCGTCGGATCAGCTTTCGCTTCTGTCGAAATGACAATGAAGATGCAAGAAAGCAAAGCTCTTAAGATCGAGGAGCTAACAATGATTAGAGAGAGTGAAAAATTGCTACAAGGACTACCGGTTAGGCCACTCTTTAGAGAAACACCATTGGAAAGCCAACCGGAAATACCATACCAAGTTCTACAAAGCAATTTGAAATCTGTTCAGTTCATACAAGGAAAATTGTGGGAAGCTTTGGCAACTTACAACCGAGTCTATAAGCCTTACAACATTGATATAGGCACAGCCAGTAGAGGGTTTGCCAAAGCCCAACTAATGGACAGAGACTTGGGACTGTGGAGCGCTTCCCAGAACTACTGGGACATGACAACAGGGTTTGGTGGCTTTGCGCAATATTTTACACATGCGCCACGACTCTGTAAAATACAGGATGGAGAAGTCGCCTCTCGCGATGGAAGAAAGAAGACTCTTGTCTTCAACAGTTTGTCTTTAGCAGGCCATGCGGCACCAATTGTAGACCACATCATAAATAAAGAACAGATGGACAGTGGTCTACTATCAATAAAACAACTACGAACAGAACATGGTCACGGACATCAAGGTGACCTAAGAGATTCAAGACTACTGGGGTTGTGCTTGGAAGTAGCGGAAGATGCACCCCCAGATTTTATGATGTTTGATGCTGGAGAGCAAAGTGAAAACCTCGAGGAGGAAGCGAGGTGGATGGTTAAGAACATAGGCATGGAAAAAGAACTTAAGGACTATGCCTTTTGCCAAGATTATGCGACTGCTGTTGAGAAGTACCTCAAAATTGTAAAACAAGGAGGAACCGCAGTCGTGAGGATGGTGGGATTTTCAGACGTCACYAAAGACCTGATTAGACGTTTCAGCAGGGGATTTCGATCTCTCTGCTGCTATAAAAATCCTAGCACTACATTGGCATCTCGGGAGTGGTATCTCGTTCTTCTTGGACGAGACCACAAACTTGATGCCTTTGTTCAATATACGCAAACCGACGAGAAAGAGTACGTATTTGAAGAACCGTCGAAGTTTGCAAATCTTGTAACAAAAGGGAGCCTTGAGCCAGGGAAAGCCAAGTTCTTCATGGCAAAAACAACAGATCCATTCTTTACGTGGACGAATTCGGCGAATCTACAGAGGAGCGATGTAACGGACGCAATGAGGCTGTTTGAAAAGAAATTCTTCGTGAAAAGCAGTCAAGTGGTCGATTTCAACTATGACCGTATAGTCGCACGACTGAGAGAAGATTGGTTGAGAGCCTTCATGACGTTTGCAGATTATGCGAAGGCCAACCACACAGCCCTTAAGAGAGACTTAGAACAATTCGGGGACGAAGGGCATTCTCTAGGAGCAGGTCAGATTATCGACCAACAAGGAAAGTCAGTTGAAGGGAAAGCCTGGGAAGAGAGGCTCGCAGAAATGCGCGAACAATGGCCCAACTTGACTTTGGATAACATCGTGAAGAAAATGAAGTGCACGAGGAGGTTTGTAGTGCCTCGTTATTATGTACCGTTCTGGACACCTAAAGACGGCATGAAACTGGTGAAGCCAGGGACAGAAGGGTTGCTTATTGACTCACTGCTCGTGAAGAAGAAACTCGAGAGCGTGAGTGACCCCAGATTTACAATCTATGGCGAGACCTTTGATTCGAGGTTGACAGAAAGAATTGCCATGCTAAGAGTGACTGCCAAGGAGGCAGGCAAAAGAATACAGAACCCAAGTGGGCTGTTTACAAATGTCCTTGAACCATTCAAGATAAACCTCGGGGAAAGTGTCGGGAAAGAAAAGCACATCGTCAACATGGTGCTAAGTGACATGGCCTATTATGTATTTGGGCTGACAATGAACAACAGTGTCATAGGCCATACCCAGCGAACTGCCGAGTTTTTGAGAGCGGCATGGAAAAAGAGGCTAGATATAGCACAACATGAACCCTCAAACGAGGATGCAAACTTGCTCAGGACTTCAATGGAAGCGATAATGACTCCTGAGTGCAAGAGGATTGCAAATGGCGCTAATGAAGAGAAGTTCGAACCATGGAGCTTTGAACAGGCATGTGAAGAAGTGCACAAACAAGGAAAAGGTGGTCACTTTGACAAGTACGTTGACTTTGGAGAGGCGATCAAGGATCCCCAATTCAAAGAAGACGTGCTGAGAAGGGTGGCTGCTTTTAGTGCAGGAAGAACAGTGCCTACATACCAGGTATGTAGGGATAAGGTGGAGACCAAAGCCAAAAAGAACATCGATAATGGTCGTCTGCTAATACCGGATTGTACAGATGAGATTGACCCGCGGGGGAAATCGTACAAATACTTGCCTTACACTAAGAAAGAAGAAGCCAGGAGAACTAGGCAAGACAAGTTAAGACAGGCGAGCAACATCGCGCCGAGGAACATCCGTTTTGCAGAATTCGTACAACGCTTTGCGGATTTGATGATCTTGGGACCTGTGCAGAAATATCATGCACATAAAGAGAAATTGTATTATGGATCATCAACAGGGACGCCTCTCTGGAGGTTAGGAAATTTGACGAAGGCGTTACACGATGTCTATGCACCTAGACACCAACAAGAGTTCTGGGAATCTTCTGAACTTGGGTGCGATGTATGCGGCTATTACAACAACTCATCATGTTCTTGTTTGATTGTTGATGGGAAGTTGTGCCAAGTACATGGCCTTAAGCACGGGGAGACTCAGTCTTCAAAATGCAAAGAGTGCAAAACACACAGAGGTGACTCGGCAAACGAGCAAGAGTGGTTCAAGAACACCATGAACAACAAAACAGAACTGCTCAGTGAACAAGCCTACATTCGCATGTACGACCCTAGTTTTAGGAAGGGGCTAGAAAGAAAAGCGTTAAAGGCGATGATAGCGAGTGGGGATTTCTCCGGGTTCGACGGAACAGTGTCGAAAACAGACTTGGTACTCAATTATCTATTCTACAAAAACATCTACAGAAACGAGTACCATCTTATGCTCAAAACCCGCTGGGAACATTGGATGTGGGCGTTAGTTATCAACGACCATGGGCACGTCATCGTCAGCGATGGGCAAAGATCGTCAGGAGATCAGGACACAAGCTTTGGCAATACAATGATCAATGGTATATACCATTTTGCCAGTACAGCACTCTCCTTGGGGATATCAATTGAAGAAGCAGCAACCCCTATTGGGGAAGTGTGGTTCCGGAGTGACTTTGATTACACAACACCAAAGTACAAGAAATTGTACTTGCATAGAATCAGTCACATCTCGGACGGAGATGATAACCTGCACTTCGGGAGCAAGGAAGACATAGAGAAATTTGACAAAAACGGACCTATGCTCCTGGAACGTGCAGGAAAGAAAATTAGATGCGGGACTCGATCCGGTTACGACTTAACAGAAAGCTATTCAGGGATCAGTTACTGCAGTCACAACTACAACCGATGCAGAATCGGAAAAATTGCAACACCAGTAGAAATGACAGAGATGTCGGGGGTGACGGAAATGGTGCCCATCGACTGTGTCCCCAAAACATTCAAAAAGGTGGACAACGACAATCTCCCGTTACAACATCTAAGGGACAAAAGACTCGGCCTTAGGGTTGAGTACATGCCAGCCAGAGCCATGAGCGAGATAATAGGCAAGCTGGTAATGACAATGAAGGGCAGCACCGCCAACATGGATTTCACAAGAGATTACGGCTCATCGACTAAAGAGCAGAAGAGAGGCCAAAAGAACGAAGAGGCCATTGCCATAACACGAGGCAAACTGCTCAGCTACCTACTGAATTATTGTCAGTATTCAGTGGTCAGAATTTTAGTGATGAGTGCGTTTTCCATTATTGGAGACGGTGTCTGCAACTTGCAGGAATTAAAGCGTCGGTACAACGTGCCTAGCATTGCCAAGACAATTGGCTCTGCTTTGCGCGGGGTATTCAACATCTCGACGCTACAAGAAATGGAATCGTTGTCTCCAAACCTGGAGAGAAAAGGACTTAGAATGATGCGTGACAACACGTATACAGAGTTTGGGACAACGACACTGAAAGGGGTAGGGAAAACATGCCCCGAAAGCCTAGGAGAACTCTATGAGCGAAGTAGACAATGGATCGAGAGATTCTCCATAAATTATACAGAAGGGATGGCTGACTGGTCCTTTTGGGCCATGGCAAATCCGAACCTGACCATCACCAACGATCAATTTGATGAGTCAGGATTTATATTAAGTAAGCCTAGCAACATCAGGCAACACAGAGGGGGGAGAGACCTTTACCCCCAAAGAAGTCACCAGAGTAGGAGCAATTTCCTAAACAACCTATGGGCCCTGCTCATGGTGACATCGATAGTACAAGACCCTGGTTTATCAGAGGGGTTCACAAGAAGACTGGCAGAAGATCCGGGTCTGATAGATCAATATGATCTGGCTTTCGAAATGTCAACAGAAGGCAGGGGTTTCCCTGCGATGATTGAAAACTTGTATCCTGGAGCGAAGAAAGTAATATTGAGAAGGATACAAAACCTTGGTGCATCGGCGGTTGGCCAATGCATTGATGTTGATACAGGAAGAGGCGTTGTGTATGCTCTGATAACGAAAACATACATGAGCGAGCAAGCGACCTCTGAAAACGTGCAGGATTCCCTGAACCATATGGGAAGTCTCGCGGACTGGCGTGCCGAGAAAGACAAGAAGTTATACGGACGGGCCGCTGGTCAAAGAAGAACAAAGATAGTGCTCCTTACAAGGAAGTTCAAAATTGGCAATAAATCAGCCAAGGAAGCACTAAATGCATGCGGTAGCAGGACCGCAAGAAATGCAGAGCTAGCTCTGCAATAAAATAAAGAAAATATTTGGGTGTGTCGCCGGTGGACGGCACACCCTTTACCAATTCCACCAAAAGAAATGAAATAAACAAGTAAACAAAAACAAAGGGGGGGTGGGCTTACCACCCACCCCCACGGTGTGCATGCTTAAGACACACCAGCTGCATTGCAGCCTCCCGTGAGAGTACACGGGTGCCCATAACGGCCAGCTTGACTGGTTGAAAGGATGGCATTTTTTAATGCCACAGGGGTATCGCAACAACATCGCGGTCACCTCAATAAGCTACTCATTTGATGTCTGATCATTCAAGTTTTGGTTATTAAGTTAGCGCACTTGGGTGGTAGTCAAATGATATGAGTGTAGAAACATTCAATTCCTATCTCACTTATCCATTTATTCGTAAGAAAATGGACTGTGGGAACAGAAGACGAAAAAAGC